GTTGCCGGAGCTGCCGATTCGGGCGTCGTCGCCGGAGCTGCCGATTTGGGCGTTGTAGCCGGAGCTGTTTTCGCCTTCTGTTACCTGATCAGATGGGTGCTCCATGCTGGTGAGCTCGCCAACCATTTTGTCGGTAGTGGCTGTTTCAGCCTGAATAAAGGCTGGGTGTTCCAGATGAGTTTCATACATACGACTAACAAGCCAGCGGGCATCGTCGAAGCGTTTATCAGCGATCAGCGCGCCATGCACATCGCTGTATGCACCGCCCTGTGGAAATTTATCCAGAAACCAGCGGAATCCATCAGTACAGGCGTGCCAGGCTTTTACTTGTTCTTTTGTGATTTGCATTAAGCAGTCCTCGCTACAAGGAGAATGAAGGTAATGATCAGGCCGAGCGCAGTAGCGAGGGCCAGACCGGTAAAGAAGTCGAAAGTTTTACGGCGGTAACGGAGCACATCGCGCCCCGTCAGGCGGTGAAGGTGTTCGGGTTTCATCGGTGGTGCTCCTTTTCATGTCGGGGAGCGCACTGCACTGAATGCGCTTTCAGGCATGAAAAAAGCCCGCCAAGGGAGACGGGCAAAGACTACACACAGCAATTAAGGGATGATTCAGGAGGATGGAGATTACATTCGGACAGGCATGATTAACATGTAAGCATCTTGGCCTAATCTGAAACGAGTAGCACTTGCGGAGTCCTGCATTTCCAGAACACCATTAGCTTTTTTATCGAAATACTTTGAACACTTCGCAGCATCCGCGAGGTAGGGCATATGTATTCCAATTGCCTCTACTTTACCAGGCTTGAAATGCGAAACCCGGCGCCAGTCTGGAAAACGACCATCGATAATTTCAATCGGGGATGTCAAAACTTCCTGTGCTTTATCATCAATGAACGTAGCACTGTGCCTTTCTGTATTAATGATGACGTGATCGAATTTTGCTGGGGGCTTCGCTTTCACATTTATGATGACGCTTTCACCTTCGGTTGTTGCTTTCCCGCAGAATAAGCGGTGCCCGTCGGTAGCTACGATGAACCCCTCCGAATCGAAAAAAATACCGTTAATATAGTAGCGAACGTCCTTCACGCCAGCGCATGTTAGCGCTGAAAGATATTCTGCACGTTTAACTGTGATCATGATGTATTCCTGCATTTGTCAGTTCACTTTGGCGGTGCAGCGGCCGGCGCTGGTCTTCGGCTTGTCTCAGGGACTGCAATTCACCACACCCCAAAGGGAACTAAGCGCCCCATCATCGGGGCGTTTCAACTTGCGTGACTTGTCAGCTCGTCGCGGTGTGGTCCTCTACGCCTACCGTACGCATACGGACTCGGCGCTTACCTCGATCCCATCGGGTGCCATTTCGTTTTGCCAGGAGCACTACGGCTTGCCTGTCACGCGGTTCTGTTTGTTAAAGAGCGTTGTTAAGTATCGCTGTATAGATATCTTAACCTTTGATGCATAGTTAAGACCTCTAAACCTTTAAAGTCAAGAGGTGAAGTTAAGAAAGTTGTACTTTTTTACGAATAGGTATAGAAAAGCCCGCAATTGCGGGCTTGGGATAGGTGGTCAAAGCTTTACAGAAGCACTGAGTACCAGAACACCTGACCAATAACTTTTATTTTGTTGGCGTCATGATTGAAATATTCTTCATCCGTGTACTCGTCTCTGTTAAATGAGCGAACGCGAATCCCGCTTGGCAAACGATAAAGAAGTTTAACGCGGAGTAAACCATCATGGTCTATGGCATACATCTGGCCGTCTTTAATGCCTGTTTTAGACGTATCTACCCCGACAACAGCGCCATCAGGTAATACTGGTTCCATGCTGTTTCCGTGCACGCTGACGCATGCGGCACAGGCAACATCTACGCCCGCTTTTCGAAGTGTTGATTTTGCAAACCTGAGCGTACAACCCGAGCGATCGAGTTCTACATATGTACCATTTCCGGCAGACAGCTCCACTTCCTGAAAGAAAGGTATTTCCACTTCATCATCCTCGAGTGGTGTTGACGAATCCCAGACAGAAAAGCCACCCTCAACTTTAGCATTTGATGAGATCGGTTGTGCCTCAGGGGCTTTACCTGTAAGTAGCCATTCCGGAGATACATTGAGGGTTTCCGCTAGGTTGATCAGATTCTTGCCACGCGGTTCGGTGGATCCTGATTCCCATTGTGAAACAGTAGCTTTAGTCAGCCCTATACGTTTTGCCAGCGCGTCCTGAGTTAATTTTGCATTAAGGCGAGCTTCGCGAATACGTGCGTTAATCATGGTGATACCCCTCATATGGGTTAGTTAGCTTAACTTATTTAAGGTATCGTGTTCTTGACTTGTATGTTTAGTTTTCTTAACCTCATGTAATCTACGTGCGTCCAGGAAAACGGATATGAAAAAGACAAAAGCTATTGAGCTTGCGGGCAGCAAGGCAAATCTCGCGAGATTACTGAACGTTTCTAAAGGAGCCGTTTCCCAGTGGGGCGATGAGATCCCTGAGTTACGAGCTCTTCAACTGGAAAAGCTGTTAGCAAATAAAAAATCACCAGACACGCAAAAGGCGTAACCCATGCCAGACAAAAAGAACTGGGGGGCGACGCCTGACGAATGGTTCCATTTCGATCTGGTGCTGGGGCGTACTGACCAGCTGTTACCAGTCGTGTGCAACCCGGACGCCGCCATTTCCCCCGACAGTAAACTGAAAGCGCTGGGCAAGACGCCGAGCCGCTATAACCGTGACCGTCTGGTCACCGGTATTGCTCAGTGGACAGAGCACATTGTCACCGAACGTGATTTCGCGCGCTGGTCGAAAGAGCCTGATTATGGCATCTGCGTGCGCACCGGCTTCGGTTGGCTGGCGCTGGACTGCGACAGCGAAGACGCTGACGTGCAGTCGGCAATACGCGATCTGCTGGTGCAGTTGCTGGGCGAACTCCCGCCGCGGCGCTGGCGCGCCAACAGCAATAAATGCCTGTACCTGCTGGGTGTAGAGGGCGATTTCCGTAAGCGCATCCACCGTCTGGAGGGTGAGCTCGGCATTATCGAGTTGCTGGCAAACGGGCAGCAGTTCGTTGCCTGCGGTACGCACAGCAGCGGCGCCCGTATCGAATGGGACGGTGGTCTGCCGGATGAGCCGCCAGTTTTATCAGCGGACCAGCTCGAAACACTGTGGCAGCGCCTGGCGGATCAGTTGCCAGTGTCAGTTACCACTGAAGCAGGCAGCGCGAAGATGCGCGACCGCTCAACGTTCACGCCCGGCGCCACGGATGAAACGGCGGAGTATCTTGACGCCAACGGCTGGACACTGCTGGACGGCGCCAACGGTGAGCGATACATCCGCTGCCCGTTTGAGGACGGCCACAGTACCGGCGGAGACCCGACCAGCACAGTTTACTTTCCCGGCGGTACCGCAGGTTTCGATCTCGGGCATTTCAAATGCCTGCATGCCAGTTGCGCACACCGTGATGACGGCGATTTCCTCAACGCCATTGGGATCCGCAACGATGATTTCGAAGATCTTACCAGTACAGAAGTCGCCGAACCTGTTCCGCTGCCAGCGTTCGAGCGTGACAAATGGGGGCGCATAGAGGCCACCATCAGCAACGCGGCCAGAGCCGTTGTGCGTCCTGACTTCGTTGACATCGATATTCGCTTTGACCAGTTCCGTGACGAAATTATGTTCGCCCCGGCGGGCTCCGGCCGGTGGCAGGCGTTCACCGATGCGGATTATGCGCGCCTGCGCATCACGATGGAAAAGCGCGGGTTCAAACCGGTAGGACGCGAACTCATTCGCGATGTTGTGCTGCTGGCCGCTGACGAACAGCCGTTTGATTCGGCCGTCACCTGGCTGAACGGGCTGGAATGGGATGGCGTGCCACGTATCGAAACTTTCTACCACACGCACTTTGGTACCGACGACACGCCATACACCCGCGCGGTGTCCATGTACATGTGGACGGCGCTGGCTGGCAGGGTGCTGGAGCCCGGTATCAAGGCCGATATGGTGCCTATCCTTGTCGGTCCGCAGGGCTGCGGTAAATCCTCGGGCGTGGAGGCTTTGAGTCCCGATCCGGCGTTCTTCACAGAGATATCGTTCGCTGAGAAAGACGACGATCTTGCACGCAAGATGCGCGGGCGTCTTGTGGCAGAGATTGGCGAGCTGCGCGGCCTCAATACCAAAGAGCTCGAGTCAATTAAGGCATTCGTGACGCGTACGCACGAGAACTGGATCCCTAAATATCGGGAGTTCGCTACCCAGTTCCCGCGTCGCCTGGTGTTCGTCGGTACCACCAACGAGGACGAATTCCTCGCTGACAAGACCGGTAACCGTCGCTGGCTTCCCGTCGAGGTATCCAGTGTTGATGTGCCAGCGGTCAGACGCGACCAGCTGCAACTGTGGGCTGAAGCTCGCGAGATGTTTAAGCTGCTCGGCGGCATCCAGTTCCGCGATGCTGAACGTCTCGGTGCAGGTGTCCACGAGCAGTACACCATTAAGGACGCGTGGCTTGAAACGGTTGAGAAATGGCTCGACACGCCAGACCTGATAACGGAAGTGGTTCCACGAACTTGCGAATTTTTACGCGCTAGCGATGTTTTGCGTGATGCAATTGGACTGAATCCCAGTCACATAGGAAAACGCGAAGAAATGCGAATTGGTAATGTTTTGCAAAACTGCGGTTATAAGCGCGTTCAGCGACGAATAAACGGCAAGAAATGCAAGCTATGGGAGCCAGTGGAACCACCTGGAACCACCTTATAACGGAGGTGGTTCCGCTTTTAGCACCTTTATATATGCGGTGCGGAACCACTGGAACCACTGGAACCACCTTTCTATTAAAAACCCCATATATATATATAAGTCGATTTGGGGAAAGGTTAGAAAAAGGTGGTTCCAGGTGGGGGCAGGTGGTTCCACCCTAAACATGTAATTTATTGCAGGTAGCGATATGCAAACACAGATGAATTCGACAACGGCGAAAAACGAGCGCCAGCAGCTCAATGAAATCGGTCTTTATGCTCGCGCGTGCGCGCGTTTTGGGGGTGAGGTATGATCAAGCCTGCGATCCTGCAAACCAACTGGCGACAGGTTATCAACGACATTCACAGCTCTGGCGCATCGCTGCTCAGCATTGCAGAAAGCCTGAATGTCGCCAAAACAACGCTACTGGGCTGGCGCGAAGGCGCAACACCTAACCATCACTACGGTGAAGCGTTGCTCGAGCTGTGGTGTTACACTTCGCGGAAATCACGTAACGAAGCGCCGACGATGGTGGCGCTGGGGCGTAAGGAGCGCGTGCTGTTGCTGGGTGGCAAACTCGACGGCAGAAGGGCGGAGATCGCCCCTGGCGTTCCGGAGGTGATTCTCGACAAGGAGATTTACGCCCGCAGGGAAATTGCGCTGGGGCAGACACGCGCTGCGGTTTATGTCGCAGCTAACCTGACGGACTGCAAAGCCGCCGACCTGTTAGCGCTGCTTGTGTCGGGTTATCGCAAGTCTTACAACTAAACGCCAAAACGTGCGAAAACAGGGCTTTCACTGAGAAAAAACGCTATGCAAAAACAGCCCTGTTTTATGCACGATTTATGCAGTGCCTTTTTGCCCTTTCTCGCCAGCAAACTGCAATAAATAACCGCTTCGTGCCAGACCGGTAACGAGTGCTGATCCAGTGGTTCCCATAAGAGCCATTATGTTAAATCGGGGCGGTTTTTAACAAATATTCCATTTGGTCGGGATTCCGACCGCAACCCCATTCCACACTTGCGGCTCCAGTATCAACAGGAGCCACCACGATGGCACGACCAAAGAAAACCGTTGAAGTACCGGGGCAGGAAACTAAGCCTGCCACAGATGCCGATACAGGCGCACTGGCGGGCGAACAGACCATCCCAACCGCAGGCGCAGGCACCGACATTCAGGCCACTGGTACAGCACCAGACCCGGCCATCGCAGCACGTAATGCACTGCTGGCAACCATCAACGAGCAGGGCGCCGCAATCATCGCGCGCTTTGAAGAGCTGGGCTTTACAGACCTGGCTGATCAGCAGCTCACCGATAACACCGAATTCCTCGAACTCGTTAAAAAAGCGACCACTGCTGCGCCATACGGTCATGTGACGAACGAGGAGGGCAAGGCTCAACCGGTAGCTGGCAAACCCGTGCTGACTGAGCGCGGTTGGCATATTCCGGGCTAAGGAGAATCGCTATGTGTGGAGGTGGTGGTGCACCAAGGGTCGTAGAGACCGATCCGCAGGCCGAAGCTGATGCAGCTGCTGATGCAGCGGCAAAAGCGGCTAACGCAGATGCAGCAGCGCGCAAGAAACGCAAGAAAGGCTCTTCCCTGCTGGCAAGCGGCGCTCAGGGCGCGTCTGATTCCGGCAGCTCTCTGCTGTCTTCTGGCGCGCAGGCTGCGCAGCAGAAAAACACCTTAGGGGCGTAACCGATGGATGAGCTCGCCGTAAAGCTGATTAAGCGTGCAGACACGCTGAAAGCAAACCGCCAGGTGCATGAAAGTGTCTGGCGCGAGTGCTATGACTACACCTATCCGCTGCGCGGCGCAGGGCTATCCGATGAGGTGCTCGACGCCCAGAGCGCTAAACACAAGGTGGCGAAGCTACTGGACGGTACCGCCACCGACAGCGCCCGCATGCTGGCTTCTGCGCTCATGTCCGGCATGACCCCGGCAAACGCGCAGTGGCTCAACCTGGACAGTGAATCGCTGCCTGATGATGCCAAAGCCTGGCTGTCTGAGTGCGCGACGCTCGTCTGGGAGAATATCCACGCTGCCAACTTTGACGCCGAAGGGTATGAAGCAAATCTCGACGTGGTGTGCGCGGGCTGGTTCGTGCTGTACATCGACGAGAACCGCGACGAGGGTGGGTACACGTTCCAGCAGTGGCCGCTGGCGCAGTGCTATGTCACATCCACCCGCAAGGATGGCATCGTGGACACGGTGTACCGCTGCTACCAGCTCACCGCTGAGCAGGCAGTCAAAGAGTTTGGCGCCGACAAGGTCAGCAAGAAGATCCTCGACGCCGCGAAGAACAAACCCGACGACAAATTTGAATTCATGCACTGCATCTTCCCGCGGGATACTTACGCGGTGGATGCACGCCTTGCCCGTAACATGCGCTTTGCGTCGTACAACGTGGAAGTGAGCGGCAAGCAGATTGTGCGCGAATCTGGCTACCACGAGTTTCCGTGCTGCGTTCCTCGCTGGATGAAAATCCCCGGCGGCTCGTACGGCATCGGCCCGGTATACGATGCGCTGCCGGATTGCAAAGAGCTCAACGAAACAAAACGCATGGAGAAGGCCGCGCAGGATCTGGCTATCTCCGGCATGTGGATTGCTGAAGATGACGGCGTGCTCAACCCGCGAACGGTGAAGGTTGGCCCGCGCCGCATAATCGTGGCGAACAGCGTTGACAGCATGAAGCCGCTACTCACAGGCGCTGATTTCAACGTTGCGTTTACCGCAGAAGACCGCCTGCAGGCGTCCATCCGCAAGATCATGATGGCAGACCAACTGCAACCGCAGGACGGCCCGGCCATGACCGCCACCGAGGTACACGTGCGTGTTGCGTTGATCCGCCAGTTACTTGGCCCGGTATATGGTCGCTTCCAGGCTGAATACCTGCAACCGCTGGTTGTGCGCTGCTTTGGCATCGCCTTCCGCGCTGGCGTGTTCCCTCAACCGCCTGAAAGTCTCCAGAACGCTAATTTCAACGTGCGTTACATCTCTCCGCTGGCCCGTGCGCAGCAACTGGAGGATGTAACCGCGATCGAGCGTCTTGGCATGAACGTGCAGAACCTTGCTGGTATCGACCAGTCGGTTGTTGACCTGGTAGACACGGACGAAGCTACGCGTGTTGTGGCTGACGCGCTCGGCGTTCCGGCCAAAGTTATCCGCTCTTCTGAAGCGGTTGCGAACCTTCGTGATGAGCGCCAGAAGCTGGCAGCGCAGGCACAACAGCAGGCAATGGTAATGCAGGCGGGCACTGAGGCCGCTGGTGCGGCAGGGCAGACAGCGGGCGCTGCGTTAGGCAGACAACTGGCAGGTGGCTGATGACAACGAAACAGGTAACGCCCGAGGACTACAAACGCATTTTCGAGGAAATGCCGGGAGGTCCGCAGGTGCTGGAAGAACTAACCCGGCGGTTCGGGCGCGCGGCATATGTCCCCGGCGGCCCGGAGGGCGACCGTGAAACGTGCTACCGGGCCGGGCAGCGTTCCGTGCTCGATTTTATCCTCGGTCAAATTAACAAAGCAGACGGAGTAAACGACGATGTGGAAGCTTAAACACTTATTCATGAACGCTGAGCAGGGCGCAGAGCAGGGCGGCGGGAACGGAGGTGGTAACGATGCAGGTACTGGCGGTAATAATGGCGGTGAGCAGGGCAATGGTAATCCTGCTGGCAATTCGTTACTGGGCACCGGCGCAGAACAACAGGGCGCGGGCGACTGGTTACCTGAAAAATTCCGGGTTATGGGCAATGACGGAAAGCTCAACATTGAAAGCTCAGCCCGCAAACTGGCAGAGAATTACACGCACCTTGAGAAACGTATGGGCAGCGGTGATGCGCCGCCGAAAACTGCTGACGAGTACGCTCCAAAGGTAGAAGTGGAAGGGTTTAAGTGGGAAGAGTTTAAAGCAGATCCCCGCATGCAGAGCTTTATGAAAACCGCGCATGCCAAAGGCATCACCAACGACCAGATGAGTTTCATCATTGGCGAATACGTACAGCGCGCGCCGGAGCTGGTGAACGGTGCTGCGGAACTGGATGCGGAAGCAGCATCCACAGCGTTACGTGAAGTGTGGAAAACGGATGCCGAGTTTAAACAAAACATTGGCCTGGCCTATCGTGCGTTTACGCAACTGGCGGAGCAGGGTGACGATATCAACGCGATCGGCAACAACCCGATGGTTATTCGCATGCTCGCCAAAATCGGTAAGGAAATGCAGGAAGATTCTCCAACTGGCGGCGCCATCAATATGGCTGAGCAGCAATCCATTCGCGACCTGATGAAATCCCCGGCGTACATGGATCCGAAGCATGCCGATCATGAGCGAGTATCCGCCCAGGTGCGAGCGTTCTACGAGAAGAATTACGGCAACGCTACCGTAGCGTGACATGCCGTTACCACAGCACAAAAGCCAGCCTGAACGCTGGCTTTTTTTTTCATTTGGTCGGGATTCCGACCGCACCCCTCACTAACAATCGCTCCATAACCAGCCCGGCGGGGACGCCGGATAACTGAATTTTCCCTCTGAGCGTAAGCGCCAGTCGCTCAGTGATACAGGGCCGGTTTACCGATAACCCGCAGGCGATAAATTCTGGAGTGACTGTTATGTCTTTCGATACCAACAAAAACATGATTACCGCTGCGTTTATCCAGCAGTTTCATGATTCGTTTGAAATCGCGTCGCAGCAAAAGGACTCGCGCCTGCAGGGTGCTGTCCACGATCGCGGCGCTATCACTGGCGCGTCGTTCACGATTAACGACATGGGCACCATCGAGATGACCCAGATCACCACGCGTTTTGGTGATACGGTCTGGGATGTACCGAAAGCCGGTACGCGTAATGCGCTGATGGCTGACTACGGTGTGTTCGTGCCTGTTGAAAAACGCGACCTGCGTAAATTGTTGGCCGACCCTCAGGGGCCGTACTTGCAGCTCACTATGGCTGCGGCAAACCGCAAAAAGGACGATGTAATTTACCGCGCGCTGCTCGATACAGTGCTGCGCAAAACGTCTGACACGGGTGCCTACGCCCCAGTTGCACTTCCGGCGACGCAGAAGATTGTTGACGGCGGTACCGGTATGACCAAAGCCAAGCTGATCGCGGCTAAGGCCATGTTCCGCCGCAACGAGTGCGACGAGCAGAACGGTGAAGATCTGTTCATCACCTATAACGCCGACATGCTGACACAGATCCTCAGCGATACCACGCTGACCAGCGCCGACTTTATGGCGGTGAAAATGCTGCAGGAAGGCGCGGTGTCGTCTAAGTGGCTGGGCTTCAACTGGTTAGCCTATGAAAAACTGGATTCCGTGACGGGTACCACCACTGTAACCACCGCAGCAGCCTGGTGTAAAACTGCCGTGCATTTCGGTACCGGTGCTGAGTACAACGTCGACATCGGTCCGCGCCGCGATAAGAACAACACCATTCAGATTTCGGTTGATGCGTCCTATGGCGCTGGCCGTGCAGCTGAAAACAAAGTTGTCACCATTGATTTCGTAGCTTAAAGCCGCTGATGTCTTTGCCGGGGGTAACACCCCGGCCTTTTTACTTCTGAGGTGATGCCATGAATTCGAGCGTATCAATCTGTTCAAACGCACTGCTGGCGCTGGGGGCGCACCCGATTAACAGTTTCGACGAAGATACTGATCACGCCCGACTGTGCTCTAACCTCTACCCTACCGTGCGAAATAACCTGTTGCGCGCGCACCCATGGAATTGCGTTATCAAGCGCGTTGTTCTGTCCCCTGTCAGCGCTACACCAGTTTTTGGTTTCCGTTTTCAGTTTGCTTTACCCGGAGATTTGATTCGCGTTATGTCAGTCGGCGAGCCACATGATGACATTCGGTACCGCATTGAAGGCAACCGACTACTGGCGAACATCGACACGGTGTGGTTGCGTTACACCTTCCGTAATGAGGATGAATCCACATGGGACGCCTCGCTCGTCAATGCGGCGGAAATGTTGATGCAGGCAAAGATGGCCTATGCCGTCACAGGTTCTGCTGCGCTGCGCGACAGCCTGGCACAGGAAGCAAGTTTCGTGCTGAAACAGGCAAAAGCGATCGACGGGCAGGAAGAACCGGCGGAGATTCTGGACGGCTATCCGACGTACGAGTCGAGGTTCTGACATGCGCGCTAACCTGATAAAAACAAATTTCACTGCCGGGGAGATCTCGCCGCGTCTGATGGGGCGTGTAGACATTTCCCGTTACGCCAATGGCGCAAAGGTTATCGAAAATGGCGTGGTGGTGGTGCAGGGCGGTGTTATTCGTCGCCCGGGTACACGCTACGCAGCGGCTGCAAAATTTGGCGATAAAAAAGCCCGCCTCATTCCATATGTGTTTAACCGTTCGCAGGCGTATATGCTGGAATTTGGTGACGGCTATATGCGGATTTATCAGAACGGTAAGCAGCTGGTTAACGAAGACGATACCCCATATGAAATAGCCAGTCCTTACACCGCTGATATGCTTTCGGCGATCAACTACGTGCAGGGCGCCGATACCATGTTTCTGGTGCATCAGTCGGTAAAACCTCAGCGCCTTCAGCGGCGCGGGCAAACTGACTGGGTGCTTGAACCTGCGCCATTTGTCGTTGAACCATTTGATGAAGTGCGTGACACACCGCAGAAATGGTGCAAACCATCAGCGAAAGAGTTTGTAGGCTCCAGCGTAACGTTAACCCTGAGCGATTCAGAACCCGGCGATAACCCTACACCGCCGCTAACCGGTGCTGGCTGGGCTGCGCAGGATGTCGGTTCGTATGTACGTATCAACGACGGCCTGATTCTGATCACCAGCGTCACCAGTTCGCAAACTGCCACTGGCACAATTCGCGGAGATCTCACCGCAACGCAGGCGGCATCACCCGGTTCGTGGACACGCGAAGATACAGTCTGGACGGATACCTTCGGATACCCCGGGGCTGTGACGCTGTATCAGCAGCGGCTGGTGTTAGCCGGTTCGCCTAAGTATCCGCAAACCATCTGGTGGAGCGAAACTGGTGTTTATCTGTCGTTCGAACTGGGTACCAATGACGACGACGCAATCAGCTTTACTTTGTCCTCCGACCAGCTCAATCCGATTGTACATCTTGCGCAGATGAACACCCTGATTGCGCTGACCTACGGCGGGGAGTTCACCATCACATCCGGCACTGATGCCGCGATCACGCCAACCAACATATCGGTAAAAAATCCGAGCCCATACGGTTGCAACGGAATTCGTCCTGTGCGCGTTGGCACCGAAATCATGTTTATTCAGCGGGCCGGGCGCAAGCTGTATGCGGTGGCCTATGACCCCGACAGCTTTGTTTCATACTCGGCCAATGATATGACCGTGCTGGCCGAACACATCACTGCGGGTGGCGTGGTGGACATGGCATACCAGCAGCAGCCAGACGCCTTTATCTGGCTGGTTCGCAATGATGGCGTTGCAGTGACTATGGCGATCGACAGGGCCCAGGAAGTTATTGCCTGGTCACGTCAGATTACTGATGGCGCTTTCGAGTCTCTGGCCTCAATACCCTCTGATACTGACGATGTAGTTTATGCCATCGTTAAGCGGCAGGTCGGCGGGCAGACAGTGCGATACGTAGAGGTGTTTGACAGTTCGCTATATACAGATGCAGCGGTTACGGGGTCCAGCGAGACTGGGGCCACAACATGGACCGGGTTAACGCATCTGGAAGGTAAAACAGTTGATGTGGTTGCTGACGGTTCTGTTATGCCTCAGGCGGTCGTTAGCGACGGGCAGATAACACTGTCACGTAAAGCCAACTCCGTGGAGATCGGACTCCATTTTGAATCGACCATACAGACGCTGTCGCCAGAGGTTGCAACCTCTGAGGGTACGACGCAGAACGCGAAAAAGCGTACCAGCGAAGTCACTATGCGTTTCCTCGAAACAACAGGCGCAGAGTGCAATGGGCAGGTTATTCCGTTCCGCCGTTTTGGTCCTCAGGTCCTCGATAAACCAGCGCCGCTTTTCACCGGTGATCACTATTGGGGAAAACTCGGCTGGGAACGCGGCGAGGACACGCTTTTGATTCAGCAGCGACAACCGTTGCCGTTTCATCTTCTTGCAATCATTTTCACATTTACCAGTAACGGGGGCTGACATGGTACGAAATGCCACCACGGGGGACATTCCGTCGCTTATTGAGCTGGGAACCAGAATGTATCTGGAATCGCGGTATGCACAAAACTCACCTTTTGATGCAGACAAATGCGCGGGGCTCGCCCGGGATTTAATTACCAGTCCCGCTGGCTGCGTGCTGGTAGTGGAGAAAGACGATCGTGTGATCGGCTGGCTTGCTGGCGGCATCGCCGAGCAGTGGTTTTCTCGTCAGCTAATGGCGTTTGAATACGGGCTCTTTATCGCGCCAGAACATCGCGGTGGATCGGCTGGTCCTCGCCTGGCGAAATCTTTTATTTGCTGGGCGGAAGAGCACGGCGCAGCCCTCATTAATATGGGGATCACCACCGGCGTTCATGAGCAGCGTACTGGGGAGCTGTATTCCCGTCTTGGCTTGTCGCGCACTGGCCTGCTGTATTCAAAAGAGGTGTAACAATGTGTACTGGCGTAGAAGTCGCACTGGTCGCATCCTCCGTTCTAGCCGCTGGCGGAGCGGTTTATAGTGGCCAGCAGCAAAAGAAAATGTCGGACTATCAGGCCGCGCAGGCTGAAGCAGATGCAGAGGCTGCAAAAGCGCAGGCCAGAGTTGAGGCTGATCGCATTCGCAAGGCCGGACGTGCGCAGGCTTCACAGGCTAACGCGGCGCTGGCCGCGTCAGGAGTTGAAACCGGGGCGGGCACAGCGCTCCGCATCACCTCCGGGATCACCGGTGACGCAGAGCAAGATGCGTATCAGACGATACTCAACGGCGCAAACCAGAGTGCAAGACTGAATTCGCAGGCGCAGGCTGATCGTATCAGCGGTCGTAATGCTGCGACCGCAGGGTATATCAGCGCGGGCAGTTCGTTGTTGAGTGCTGGCGGGACCGCGTATAGCGGCTGGAAAAAAGCAGGGAGTAAATAACCGTGAGAATTCCCGTAGGTAATTTTGGCAACGTTACGCCGCAGGTTAATCCCACTCGCGTCAGTGTCGGTAATGCTGGCGCGATAGGTAACGCTGTTGCGGGGCTGGGGGTTGCAATCGGGCAGACAGCCGAGGATGTGCAGCGTACTCAGGACAAAGCAGATTTAGCGGCAACACAGGCAATTCTTACCGAGCTCGATTCGAAGTCTAATGACCGCTGGGAAAACCCTGAGACCGGTGCGCTCGTTACACGACAGGGGTTCAAATCCTCTGGTGTTGGTACCGATATGGATAAGTTTGATGCTTCTGATTATGAAGAAGCACGCAAACAGGTGCCCGCCAGCCAGCTAACCTATTTTGATGCGCAATGGAAAGCAGGACAGGTTCGCCGCGTCAGCACTTACAACAGTTTTGAACGAGCTCAGATTGAGCAGGCACAACGCTCCCAGTTTAACACCACCGTAAAATCATCCGTGCAACAGGAATCCAGTGCATATGACGACCCGCAGGCGGCAGCGCTAATTCGCGGCGCCCGCAGGCATTCTATCGAATTATACGGACAGGCACAGGGCTGGAGTACCGAAGAGATTACCGCTGCGATATCCGAAGCAGATCTGCATGCGACTGAGCAACGTGCGCAGAACTATGCCGTATCAAACCCGCAAGGCTGGCTCGCTGGTGACTTTCCGGTAAACGACCCCGGTGGGATGGACATGCGTGCTATCGGCATTGTCGAATCTGGTGGTACCCATTTCACCGCTGACGGTAGCGTTATTCAGGGGCCAGTAACGAAGTCTGGAGATCGTGCGCAAGGGCAGTTTCAGTTGATGCCTGGGACTGGTCGGGAGCTGGCCGCAAAACGCGGTGTGGAATATAACCCGGCGGATCCTGAGCAGCATGTTCAACTGGCGAAAGATTATGTTGGCGAGCTGTACTCTAAATACGGCTCAGAAACGCTTACCGGAGCGGCTTATAACTGGGGGCAGGGTAACGTAGATAAACTCATTGCTAAGATTGGCGACCCTAGAAAAGGCGAAGTTTCAGAGGCTGAGTTTATTCGTCAGCTTCCGGCTGAAACACGCGGATGGCTGGCTAAATACCGCAAAAATAAAACAGGTATGGACCCGGTAGCGGTAAACAAAATCGATAACATGGCCGAGGCCCAGCTACGGGAACAGCGCAACACGTTACGCCAGCAAATAGACCCAATCCTTAATAACACAATGGCGCAGCTCAATAATGGTGAAGTTCCAGACGCCATGCCGGATAAAGCTTCCATCCTGTTTGCTTACGGTGAACAGGGAGAAAATGCGGTTAAGCAGCTTGATATCGCGATTGATAACGCCAGAACTTTTCAGGCGATACAGTATGTTTCTCCTGATCAGCAGCAGGCAGAGCTGGCTAAAGTGAGACCTCAAGCGAATGACCCCGATTACGCCCTTAAGCTGGACGCGTACGGTAAACTCAGCGCGCTGGTACAGAAAAGCAATAGTTTTGTGCAGGCGCAGCGCGATTCCCGCCGGTTCAACGACGCGCTGTCAATGGGTGAAAAGCTCGACCCGAACGACAAAGCTATGCAGAAATCAGCAGACGCAACGGTTACAGCGCAGAATTTCCGCATTAACGATGCCACCACGCACGATGGTGTGGTGCAACAGGTGGCGCAGACCGGTATTATCCCGTCGCAGGTGACGACACAACTTTCCGCTATTGCCCGCGCCCGTAGTCCTGATGTTGTCCGTCAGGGGGCAGCGTTGTTTGATCGTCTCTATAACACTGACCCTGCGTCGGTCGGCAGCATGCCAAAGGAAATGCAGGGGTTCTACCTCACGGTAAAACAGCTAACCGATTCGGGTATGGCATCTGATGCGGCTGTAGAACAGGCGCAAAATCTCACATACAACCAGACTGATGCGCTTAAACAGCAGCTGGCGTCTGAGCAGGGCACCAAAGAGTACAAAAAGGAGCGAAGCAGCGCCATTAGCTCAGCGGCAAGCAGCATGTCGCAGGTATTCCGTTGGGATCCGTCTTCGGATGACCAGACGCCGGAAGCCGCCCGTTTCCGTAATGACTATCAGGCGCTCTACGATATCAATTACCGCACTGCGGGCGGCAATGCCGATGTTGCGAAGAAAATGACCAACCAGCAGATCGCCCGCACCTGGAGTATCAGCGAGGTTAACGGTACCGCTAAGTTCATGAAGTATGCACCGGAAGCGCTTTATAACTATGGTCCGTCTGGCTGGCAGGCAGAACAGTGGAAAGCCGACAAAGAAAAGATCATGTACGGTGACCGCAGCAATGTCATCACCACCAGCCCCACCCAGCTCGGTATCACCTCAGGAAACGCGCCCCAGGCGGAGACAACAATCCCGGAGTCGCGTGTCGGCGGTGAACTGGAGATCACCCCGGATGTACTGACAGCCAGAAATGGTGATTACGCCATCATGGTGCGGACAAAAGATAAAGACGGCATTGAGATGGTGCAGCCGTATTACGACAGCCACGGCAGACCGATGCGCTGGAAACCTTCTCTCGAAGAGTGGGAGCCATACCAGAAAATGCAGCAGGAACGTGAGCAGCAAGCCCGGGATGAACTGGATCGCGGGCAGAATATTCGCGGGTTTAAGGATAAGCATCGTGCGCTGGATGAACAATATAAACGACTCCATAACGAGCGTATGGACAGGGTTAAAAACTATTTCTCGTGGAGCACTGAATAATGCCGGTATACGCCACCCCAGAAGAACTCAGCAACGGATTCACACCCGCGGCCAGTGCGCTACCGGAGCCCACAGGTTTCGACGTTTCATTGCCCGAAGGTACCAATCCGGCACCTCAGCAGGATGAGCCGTCCGTATGGGGTGCCGCCTTTCGCCAGAATAACCTGCTCGCGGGTATGTTCAGGCCGTCAGCGCAGTTCGAACCTGTTGAAGGGTATAACCCGTATGCAGATAAAAACGAGCTCCACGGTTACGAGCAGTGGGGAAGTTCTTTCGCAGACTCCCGATCTCCTGAAGAAACAGCCTGGTTGAAACAGCAGATCGACGACGAAAATGAAGACCGCCGGGTACTGGCCGAAGCCGGGAGCGAAGGGACACTGGCGAGTATCGCCGCCGGAGTTGTTGATCCAGTAACAGTCGCCTCGATGTTCATTCCTGGTGCGCAGGGCGGCGCACTGGCACGTATCGGCTCGCAAATTGCCATTGGCGCAGCGGGTACAGCGCTTAGCGAAGTTGCGCTCAATAATCAGCAGATTACCCGTACGTGGGGAGAAAGTGCGTCTCACGTCGCCGCCGGTGCTCTGCTGAGTGGTGTTTTTGCTGGCGCTGGCACGTTGCTTTCTCCGTCAGTACGCAGCGCGGCAACGAGGGAAGTGGCTGACGCATTCGATAATATGGGCGTAACGTCTGCGGTTGATAACGCAGCTGCATCACTCCCGGATGGCGGTAGCGTCGGTGCAGCACGGATCAGCGAGGCGACGCTCGAGGATTTAACTCCGGTTACTGGTGGCCCAATTGGGAAAGTCGCACGCAAAGCGGGTAGCTACCTTACGCCGGTTACCCGTCTGATGGAGTCTCCGTCAAAGACTGCTCGCCGCACGGCGCTGGAACTGGCAGAGAATAACTTCACTCTGGAAGGAAACCTACGGGGGATTGAAACCCCCGTTGCTGCTGAAACTCGTGTACGTGGCTGGCGCCGAGAAGAGGCCGCGGTGGTTGTCGCTAATAAGCAGGCGTACACGAGATACAAAGCTGACGGTGGTGACCTGAGTTTTTCCCAGTTCCGCGAAGAAGTGGGTAACGCCATGCGCAGCGGCGATGTGCATGCTAATCCGGTGGTGCAGGAAGCGGCGCAGGCAATGCGCATTGTGGTTAACCGGGTGAAAGTGGCGCAGCAGAAGCTTGGTCTGTTACCGCCGGATGAAGAGCTGAAGGCTATTGGTCAGGAAAGTTATTTCCCGCGCGTGTACAAAGTCGGGAAGATTGTTAACGAGCGTGATAACTTCCGCAATATGCTCGTTGACTGGTGGTCACGCGGCGAAAAGACCATGTCGCGCGAAGAGGCGGAGATCGCCGCCGACGCCACTATCAATAAAATTGTCGGCGCCAAAATACCGCAGGATTTCACTAATGTCTTTATGGTCAAATCCGCAGGGAGCACTAAAAGCAGAACGCTGAGCGTTCCAGATCGTCTGATGAAAGACTATCTGGAGAGCGATGCAAACTATGTATTGCAGCGCCATATTCGTGAAGCCGCGTCTGAGGTTGAGCTGACCCGCACCTTTGGCAATAAGACGCTGGAAAAACAGCTTAAAGATATTCAGGACGAGTATGACGCACTAATGCGCCAGCACCCTGCTGAACAGTCGAAGCTGGCGAAAGCTCGTGATAATGACCTACGCGATATTACTGCGCTGCGCGATCGCCTGGCGGGAACCTACGGCATGCCGGACGATCCGGCATCGTTTTTTGTCCGCGCGGGCGCGTTCCTGCGAAGTGCCAACTTCGTCACTAAACTCGGCGGCATGACGGTGTCAGCAATACCGGATCTGGCACGTGGCGTGATGGTCAATGGTTTTCAGAAAATTACCCGCGGCTACGGCGCGCTGATAACGAGATCCCCGGCCTTTAAAGCCAGTAAGGCCGAAATGCAGAAAATGGCAGTTGGGCTGGAAACCATCCTGCATACCCGCGCCAGAACCATGGGGGACCTGGTGGACAGCTCATCGCGAACTACGGCGGTAGAGGCGGGGATGGAGCGTGTTACCGATGTGTTCGGCAAATTAACCATGATGGGCCATTTTGACGACATGAACAAATCGGTTAACGGGATGATTACCGCTGACGGCATTCTCGGTGGTTCGTTCCCCGGTTCCCGTCTGGCGAAGCTCGGCATTAATGACAACATGGCCGCACGTATCCGCGCTGAGTTTAAAAAACATGGCGAAGTTATCGAGGGCTGGAACATCGGTAACTTTGATAAATGGGATGATCAGTACGTTGCGGGCGTGTTCCAGTCCGCGGTACTGAAGGATGTTAACAACACCGTTATCACACCCGGTATCGGCGATACGCCTCTATGGGCGAGTACGCCGCTCGGGAAAACTGTTTTCCAGTTTAAATCGTTCGCCACCGCGTCCTATAACCGCGCTACGCTGGGTGGCCTGCAGGAAGGCTCTGCACAGTTCTATTACGGCACCGCTTTTCAGATTGGCCTGGGCGCGCTGACGTATGCACTTAAGCAGGCCGCTAACGGTAAAGACGTGGACTGGACACCGCAAAAACTGGTGATTGAGGGTATTGACCGCTCCGGTATTCTCGGCCCGTTGATGGAATACAACAACATGGCGGAAAAGGCTTCCGGGGGGATGGTCGGGCTGGGTGCTTTACTCGGTACCGGTACACAGTCACGTTATGCCAGTCGCGGTTTTATTGGCTCGGCGCTGGGCCCGACGTTCGGCCTGCTCGACACTGTCACCGATGTAACAGCGGGCGTACTGAATGGTGACGCCGGTGATCGAGTCCTGCATAATGTTCGCACATTGTTACCGGGTAATAATCTGTTCTGGATTGCGCCTATTATTAATCAGGTTGATCCAGGGATGCGTTAAAAGGCTATGTAACAGGACGAGGATGCTATGCGCAATATTACTTTTTCAGCTTTGTTGATACTTATGGTGTTTCCTGTAGTAGCTAATGCAACGGTGTTTGGTGGCAGCAATTTAGGATTTGGTGGTTATGAAGAGTTTTCAGCGATGGAGCCAACGCCGCCTTATGACAGAAGCGAATACTCCATGAATGCGTATCGTAGCGATGTTGAAAGTTATATTCAAAACGCAAAGGAATATACAGAAAACGCGGACAACGATGTTAAACGTATAAGGGAAGCTCAGGAAGAGGCCTTGAGTAAAGCTAACCGTGTAGTAGAGGAATATAATAGTACCGCGCGTGGGTACTAATCGGTCGGGATTCCGACCGCCAGACTGAACCATCATGGCCCTGTGATAACCACGGGGCTTTTTTATGCATGATGATTACAAAACACGGCTTACCGCACTGAGCGATAAGCTCACCAATGTGGTGCTTGAAGAGGCTGATCCCGAGAACTGGGCAGGCGGTAATAAGCGCGTCAATGCATTAACAAAGCAGGAGCGCGGAGATCGTTACTGGGACAAGAAGAACGCAGCGGCATCCCTGACACTGCTGATCAAGGTGCACTCGCTCATCGGTATGCATACCCGCGGCGGGGTTCCCGCAGAACCTGGTGAAGGTGATGAGGAATTCGAGCTGGGCCAGCGTGTTTCCAATGCGGAACGTGAAGCGGCCGCCATTATTAAGCGTTTGCAGAAAGGGAAGAAATGATCTCCTTCCTCGCTTTCTTCCTTATTTGGGCGGAGCGAATGGGGTGGGACGTTCCTGACTGCCACTACAAAGCCTGCCACTGGCTGGAGCATCGCGGTAATCTTGCGGTACTCCGGTGTTTTCGCGGTTTTGGTAAATCCACAATTCTGGCCGTTTATAATGCCTGGCGGTATTACTGCGACCGACAATACCGCATCCTGCATCAATCTGAATCTGACCCCACCGCCCGCAAAACCAGCCGTGATACACAGAACGTACTGCGTAATCACCCTTTAACCAAAGGTATGCTGCCAGATGGGATCGGCACCGTCGAACAATGGTGGGTTAACGGCGCGCTGGATATGCGTAACGCCAGTATGTTTGCCAAAGGCATTCTGTCTAACGTCACCGGTTCCCGCGCTAATGAATGCCAGAACGACGACGTTGAAGTACCTGGCAACATTCAGACACCGGAAGGGCGTGAAAAGCTCAGATACCGCCTGAGCGAACAGACGCACATTCTGATCCCCGGCGGGCGTAAGCTTTTTATCGGTACGCCGCACACCCACGATAGTCTCTATGACGAGCAGGAGGCAGCCGGAGCTGACTGCCTTACCATAAAGTTGTTCGATAAAGAAAAGCGCATTGAAGCGAAAGACGCCACGAAGCTGCACTACTCACTTCCGTTCAGACCGGAGTATGTTTTTACCGGTATCCATAAAGCGGCGCGCCTGCTGGTCGAAAGTATCGATTATATCATCACACCCGATGGTGTGGAGTTTGCAGCGCCACCGGATACTGTTATTGATTTTTACGCCGGGTGCGCGTGGCCGGAGCGGTTTGACCATACTGAACTTGAGACGCGCCGTAAGGAATGCCGCACTGTAAACGAATGGGACAGCCAGTATCAACTGCACAGTAAACCCGTTGGTGAAGTTCGCCTGGATCCAGACCGTATTCGTGAATACAGCGTTAACCCTGATATTCGTTATGCAAACCGTACGTGCTCGATGTGGCTCGGCCAGACGCAGATCGTAGGTGCTGTTGCATGGTGGGATGTGGCCACCGGTAAAGTAAAAGCCGATGCCTCAGCATTTTCCCTTTTCCTTACTGACGCTCGGGGGCATTTGTACTGGCAGGTTTGTCAGGCTCTGACAGGTGATCTTGCCGAGTTTGACGACAACGACAAAATCACTGGCGGTCAGGTAGTACAGATTAAAGAACTGGTCATTAAATATCAGATCCCTGTTGTCTGCGTGGAGGTTAATGGCCCCGGCAGCTTCGCCGGGAAGTTGCTCCGGCAGGCGCTAAAAGGTACCGGCTGTGGTGTCAGGGAAGAGTTCAGCGTCACCAACAAGCAAAAACGCATACTGGATGCATTCGAAGCACCGCTATCCTCCCGGTTTCTGTGGGCGCACAGCGATGTGCTGGACGGGCCTGTGTACGACCAGATGCGAGATTTTAACCCGGCGCTGACCAATCAGCCGGACGACTTCATCGACTCTGGCGCAGGCGCGATAAGCCAGACTCCGGTACGTATTGGTAAAGTGGTCGGGATTCCGACCGTGAGAGCGCGTGAACATTGGCAGTTAAGTGATGGAGACCATCAGGTCGAAGTCGATTATTAACTTGCCCCGAGGTTTCGCGCCATGTCGGTACCTGATCAGACTCCCTATATAATTTACAACGCCAACGGTCTGACGACCGTTTTTCCTTTTGAGTTTTACATCATTGCCGCCAGCGATATTCAGGTAAGTATCGACGGCGAAGTAGTCACATCTGGCTATTCTGTGTCTGGCACCGGTAATGTCAGTGGGGGCGACATTACCTTTTTAACCGCACCAGCTGCGGGTTCCGTCGTAATGCTTGAACGTGTCGTCCCTACGTACCGCTTAACTGACTATCAGGATAACGGCGACCTGCTGGCGGATACGGTAAATAAAGATTTTGACCGTTTGTGGATGGCTATTCAGCGCTCGTTTATTTATCTGGGGCTTGCGCTTCGTCGTCCGTTATTTGGTGGCCCTTTTGATGCTGATGGATACCGTATTGCTGATCTCGCCGATCCGGTTGGCCAGCAGGATGCAGCTACAAAGAACTATGTCGATAATGTCAGCCTGGTACGTGCCTTACGTGTGTCGGAAAGCTATGTTTCTGTTTTACCTCCAGCAGACCAAAGGGCTAACAGAATGTTGGCATTTAACAGTGAAGGGAACCCTATCACGGTGCTCCCTCCTTCTGGTTCTGCATCGGATGTGCTCATCGACCTTGCAAGTGGTTCTGATGGTAAAGGTGATGCCCTGATTGCCGTCAAGCAGCCGATCATCGGGGCTGTCATGAGAACCCAACATGATGTTAATGCTGAGCGGATAAGCGCGCTTGATCTTGGCGTAAAAAACGATGGCATCACTGACAACACCGATTTGATTAGAGCCGCTCTTATAACCGCTGCCAGCCTTCGTAAGGCCATTCATTTTCCTGGCGGGACCTATCTTTGCAGTGATTATTTTTCAATACCCAGTTTTAGTAGAATTTATTGCTCTCCTGGTGCGGTATTCAAAGTTACAGGACAAACATCATTGGGCGGCTTGGTTATTACCGGGATGGATAATGATCTCACAGCCCAGCAGTGTGAAGATGTTGAAACATATAACCTGACCATTGATTGCAGTTCTGTAGCCGGTGAGAATGGGATTAGCGGTTTGAAATGTCGCGGTATTCGACACTACAACCCAAGGGTGATAAACGCTCTTTACCATCCCGCACGACATGGCGGAAGAGCATTTCAGTTTGAGGGTGACATTGCAGAAGATGTCTCTGTATTCTCTCCTGTTATAGAAAATTGCTCTATTGGTATTAACTCGCAAGGGCAGCCCGGTACCACTGTTAATGTCAGAGCTATTTCATATCACTCTGTCGTGATGAAAAATGTTGATATACCATTCAATATTGATTCTCAGGTCGTCACTCCTACAGATAACACTCCGTCGACAATGAGCACAGCTGTGTATGGAGCTTTTTTGCACAACTGTGGCCGCATTACCGGCGGTTATGGTACGGCAACAACAAATCCCGAACTCGGTGGAGGGATTGTATGCGGTGACCGTGGGTATGGTCTTTACATTGAGGGCCTACGCATCGTTAACGATGCTGCTTATAACGGCATTGGCGCTATAGTAAGAGGCCAAATGTTCGGGGTTACAATAAAAGGTCTCGAATATTACGGAATCTATTCTGTATCTGTTATTAACCATAACCCAGTAGGATTTGGTGCGCCTGGGCAAAGTGCCTATCCAAGCCAAATTACAATTGAAGGAAAAATTAACGTTAACATCGACTCCGTGTGGATGGCGCATAACGTGGGAGCTTTGGGGAAGTCTCGTGTAAAACTTGGAATTAATATTCCAGTTGCTACTTTGAGCCGGCTTTTCGACGCGAATGCTGGCGCTAGTACAAGTGCTTGGATTGAAATTATAAATACTGAAACTGGTTTTAGTACAGGAATGAGGACTCTTAAAAATCTGTATGACGCAGGAAACAGTATTGGCCTTATTGACCACTATGAAGAAATTAGCGCATGGACTCCGGTGGATGGATCTGGAGCAGGACTAACAATCACCAGGACAGGGGTGCAGAGATATATCAGGCAAGGAAACATCGTATTTGTATCGTTAAATATTGCTTTCCCTGCAACAACGAATACCGCTGATGCTACGATTTCTGGACTGCCATTCTCAGGAACAACCCTACTTACCAACTTTGCTGGTGGCCTTACCATCGCACAGAAAACCATATCGGCACTTGAGACTGTTGCCGTCATCCCCGGCACTAACACCATTAAATTCTTTGGAGCTACGGGGTTGGCGCTCAAGAACTCTGATCTGTCTAGCGGAGTGTTAAAAATTTCGGGGTGGTACTTTGCATAAAGAGTGCGCATGGATGCGCATCACATATTTACCTTATATATTGTTATTATTGTGATTATGGATATACAATGAAAGCAATGTGACCTGTGGTGTGTAAATAATGAACAAACAACGTATAGAGTGGGTAGATACACTTAGGTTTATAGGGATGTTTTATATTTACTTGGGTCATTTTGGCCCCGCAGCGGGGAAGCTTTACCCGTTTGTTTTCTCCTTCCATGTTCCACTTTTCTTTTTCATATCTGGTCTTTTTTATAAGAGAAGCGAAGAAATAGCTACTAGCTTACAAATAATTAAAAGGTCATTTATAAAAATAATACTACCATATGCGATTTTTTCGGTTGTAGGGATTGCGGTATATACTTTAAAATGGAATCTACCGTCAGAAAGAATTCTTGAAATGTTGGTCAATGCACTAATGGGTATAAGGAACCAAGTTCCTATTACATCGTTGTGGTTTCTACCAGCACTGTTTATTGTCATTTGCTACTACACGTTAGCTAATCTGCTATTACGAAATGCTGTGGTTATATTTGTTACTTCTCTTGTCATTTACTGCCTTACACCGCTATGGGGTAAGCAAATGCCTTCAGTGATCTTTAACATGGATAGCGCACTGCACTATCTCTGTTACTTTTCCTTTGGTGTTCTCATCTCAAATAAAGTCAAATACGACTGGCCCGCACGCTATGAAGAAAAAGGACAAGTTATAATACTCTTTGTTATTTTATTGTCTTTTATTTATTTTGCTTATGCGTATCAATACGGAACGTTCTCTAAATTCAAAAACATTACAAACCCTGAGGTTAGATACTTTATCTATTTCTTTGTTACCTGCTTTATGTTTATTCCTAGCATTGCGATGTCCTATTGGATTAATATCGAACAATTTAAAGAGTTGGGGCGCAACAGCCTACTTTTATGTGGAACAGAACAAATAACAAAAGTCATATTAACAACTATATTTGCCATGATCGGTATAAATGTTCAGATCAAAGACCCACTGCAAGCCGTACTGTTTGCCGCAGCTTGTTTTGTTTTCTCGTATTTTACCATGCTAAAAATTTATTCATCATTTTCACTGAGTAAATCTTCAGTCACAACTGAATAAATGCGACAAAGAGCATCAGTGTAACTCACCCAAATGATAAGGTCGGGATTCCGACCTTTTAACCGCCTTAACCTCATGTGGACTACAACGAGATCCCCGCGGGGGTGAGGCATGAGAATGAACAACCTTTCAGACGTGGCTGCGGGAGCGTCCTACGTTACTTCGATCGGCAGCTTCGGTTACTGGCTGCTGCAACTTCTTGATAAAGTCAGCCCTAGTCAGTGGGCAGCCATAGGGGTACTGGCAAGTATCCTGTTTGGTTTGCTTACCTACCTGACCAATCTGTATTTCAAAATCAAAGATGACCGCCGGAAAGAGGCTCAGAGCTATGACCACCAGCAGGACTAAGCTCAGCGCCGCGATGTTGGCGCTACTCGCTGCCGGAGCCTCCGCACCGGTACTGTTTGACCAGTTCACTTATGAGCAAGAGGGCAATGTCTATACCGCCGTTGTCGACCCCGGGGGTATTTGGTCTCTTTGCCACGGAGTGACAGTTATTGACGGTAAACGCGTCATCAAAGGCCAGACAGCGACAAAGACAGAATGCCAGCGTGTAAACGCCATCGAGCGCGATAAAGCGCTTGCCTGGGTGGATCGCAATATCAGGGTGCCGCTGACGCCACCGCAAAAGGTTGGTATCGCCTCGTTTTGCCCCTACAACATCGGCCCGGCAAAATGCTTCACCTCGACATTCTACGCAAAAATTAACGCAGGCGACCGTTTAGGCGCATGCGCAGAAATACGGCGCTGGATATTCGACGGCGGCCGGGATTGCAGGTTAACCAAAGGCCAGAAAGATGGTTGCTATGGTCAGGTTGACCGACGGGATCAGGAAAGTGCGCTGGCGTGCTGGGAGATAGACAAGTGACTCTTAAAGCGAAACTGTTAGCACTGTCCGCAATACTCGCTGCGCTGCTGGCTTTTTTTGCTGGCACATATTACGCCGGATACCTGAAGGGCTGGTATGCACACAGCGACAAAGTGAACAGTGAATACCAGAAAAAGGGCGTTAAAGCTGCGAAGACTGTAGCCCGCGACGAGCAGAAAGCGGCGGTAGCCAGTGACGAGGGCAAAGTTATTTACCGAACCGTTTACCGTGATGTGGTGAAATATGTCCAGGATCCGAACCATACTAATTGCAAGTTTGACACTCGCGCTGTGCAGCTGCGTCAGCGCTCCCTCGACGCGGCCAACTCCATCAGCGGATTTGATGCAGGAGCCGTGCAGGGGAGCGAGTAAAGCAGGTACTAATAGCGACGAAGACCTGCAGGCCGACATTGAAACTGCTGAATGCCTGCGCCAGTTACGGCTGGATAAGTACCGCTGGCAGGCCTGGTATAAGGCCACGGAATAGCGCGTTTTGTTCCTCTTTCGGGAGTGAAATAAAAACGGGTATCAATTCGGGTATCTTGAAAATTATAAAAAGTAAAACGTAACAAATACAATGAATTGTTTGGTACGTTTTACTCCTATTACCGGCACCACTTCAAACATTTCCCCATAGAAAAATTTCGCTTAGGCGGTGCTATCCCAATTCCTTATTGACTGATGATTACCAGCTGTATTTCACCCCCAGCATGCCCTGGGTGTTGCTGTAGCCTTTGTCACCCATCTGCACACCCACGTTGCCCCACACGCTCAGGCGGTCGTTCAGTTTGCCTTCCACGCCGGTGCGGATTTCACCCAGGTTGCGGGCGCCGTCACGGCTGACCCGGGTGCCGTCCATCTTCACGCCAAAGGCTTCGGTGTTGTGGATCCAGTTCACTTCCACGAACGGCCGGAACTCACGCTGTTTACCGTCATCCATTTTGTGGTGACTGTTCAGGTATGTTCTCACGCCGAGACGGGTCTGAATGTTGCCGTCGCCTTCCGTTTCGATGCGGGTGCCGTCATTGCGGGTGTGCGTTTTATCCTTCACGCCCATCCAGGTGACCTGCGCCTGCGGCTGGACATACCAGGTGTTCAGCGTCCCCTGGCTGCCGGTGAACTCTCCGGCTTTCAGGGTGTAACCGGCTTCCAGCGAGGCGGTGAGTCCTTTTGACTTGTACTCATCGCTGTCACGGTTTTCTGCGGTCACGCTGCTGTCGAACCAGTTGTACAGCATCCGGCTGTCGACATACGCCCCGGTTTTGTCCGCGTCATTCTGGTACCAGGTACCGTACAGACCGGCACTGTAACCACTGACACGGCCGTCTGAACCGTAACCGGCACGATGGCTTCGGGTGTTGCTGTGCTCATTCGCATAGCCCCCCATCACGCCCAGATGCCAGCGGTCGAGGCCGTCGGAACTCCACTGTGCGATATCGCCGCCCAGCTGCAGCACATAGCGGTTGCTCCGGGTTTTCAGCTGGCCGTCACCGGCAGAGGAACGCTCATGGCCGCCGACGTGACGCATCCACATGCTGGTGGCGTTGTCGGTGTACTGCGGTTCACCGAGGCGGTCATGCAGGCGGTGGTTAAACAGCGTGTTGGCTGCCGCGATATTGCTGATATAGCTGCCCGCTTCCGGACGCAGTGCGTCAGGGGCGGTCGGGTCAACCACGGGTGGTTTGACCGGATCGACTGGCGGTACCGGATCGTCCGGCGGTGTCACACTGCCGGTCCATTTACTGGTCAGATACCAGTTTTTCGCTGCAGTACCGGTGCCTTTCGCCAGGGTATAGACATAAGCGCCTGCTTCCACGGTGCCGGTGGTCAGGGCGAAGTTACCGGCAGAGTTGCCGTCCACATGGACCAGCTCAATGCCGTTCACCGTCTGTGCGCCGGTGCCGCCGACATTGTTTACCGTAACCCGGGTGCTGCCGGCGGTATCGCCCTGAACCGTCAGTTTGTCTGTCGGCGAATCATCACCACTGAGTACGGTGTTCATCGCGATCACCCCGTCGTTGCCGGTGTAGTTGCCTTCAACGGTTAGGGTTTTGAAATCATGATTTGTTGGTGTGGAGAACGCGATCGCCCCGCCACTGGTGAGGTTGTTGACCAGTGAATCGCCGGTCATATTCCAGCGGCTGTCAGCATCAATATCCATATCAGTCGGATCGATCCAGCCGGTCAGCGTCGCGCCGTTTTGCAGTGTCAGACGGGTGCCGCTGTTGCCGGTAATATTACTGGTCAGTTGCGCGCCGCCGTTAACGCCGTCGAGAATCAGCTCGCCCGCATTTAGTTTGGTATCGGTGGTCCAGCCGGTCTGGCCCGCCAGTGTCAGGCTGCCGTCACCGGTTTTAATGAAGCGACCACCTATCACCTCGCCGTCGACGATATCGCCTGCAAAATGGGTGCTATCAGTATCGGTGGCGTTAACCGCAGTCAGCGTCGCGCCATTCAGCGAGACCGTGCCGCCGTTGCCGCTCAGGCGGTTAACCTGCTGGTCGTTACCGTTCAGATCGAGCTCACCACTGTTGACGATGATGTCGCTGCTGCTGTTCAGGGTATCGGCAATATCCGTCCGCAGTGTTCCCGCATCGACAGTAGTGCTGCCGGTATAGTTGTTAACAGCGGAAAAAATCAGAGTGCCGCCACCGGTTTTGGTGAGGCTTTTACCGTCCCAGCCGTAACCATACGCGGTGGTAGTCAGATTATCCGTCAGCGCTTTGCCCGGAGTGAAGCTGTTGCCGTCCGTCACGTTAAACGTGCCGTGGGCGCTATTGTCTTCCGCGTTGAACCAGACCAGATCAAACTGCGCGATGATGTTTTTACCGGCGTCATCTTTTCTCGCCCAGCCGACCAGGAAGTGGTCGATATCGACATAATCCTGCAACGCCTGCCCGGCGACGGTATAGCTAAAATCACCGCTGATGCCGTTCTGCGTGCTGACCAGCGTATAGACATTCTCATCGGTTTGCGGCGCATAACCAGTGATATCCAGCGTATTGTTTCCTGTCAGAGCCAGGGTATCGGCACTCAGTGCCGGGTTGCTGGCGATATCAACCTGTGTGGCGACACTATCGCCAAGCGTCGCGTCAGTCGCGATAGTTAACGTTTTACCTGCATCAATTTTCAGCGTGCCGCCCGTCATATTGAAACGATTAGCGTCCACCGAGTTCGCGATCTGCAGATCGCCGCTGCCGGATTTGGTCAGTGTCTGAACGTTTTCCAGTGTTCCGGCAATCATGGCGCGATCAGTGATCGCCAGGTTCGCGCCACTGCTGCCCATGGTCAGCAATGCGCCGGACTGGACATCCAGCGCGGTGAAAGTCTGCAGCAGGTTTTGCGCGTTCAGCGTCCCTTCCGCCAGGTTGAAGCCGCCAGTGTTGAGATACTGGTTAGCATTGCCCGCCGCCAAAACACCCGTGCCGATCTTTTCCAGTTTCCCCAGGCCGGACAGGACGCCACCGAGCGTCAGTTGATCGGTCCCGTCTGTTTCAATCGTGACCGTATCATCCGCAGCGGCACCCACTAGCCGGTTACTGGCGTTGAGCTGTAACTTGCTGTCACCCTTGCTTTTAATTACTGCACCATCAGCGAAATTCATTGTGCCTGATGCGAGCACATTCACGGTGTTCGCTGTCGTCCCCGTTGATACTAATGTCGCGCCATCCCGCAACGTGAAACGGGTACTGCTGGTATTCATGCCGTACTGCGCATTGTCTTTCAGCTCCAGTTCACCACCATAGACGGTGGTGTTGGCGTAAATCCGCGATTGGGTGCTTTGAGAACCGGCAGTGAAATCTTCGCCAGTAAAGGTTACTTTACCGTTAGTTGCATCGCTGCCGTTGGTGGTGTTGATCCCAACCACAACATTCACCACCGCACCGTTGGCGGCCAGGCTGGTTATCGGATCGCGAAACAGCACCTGGCGTCCCGCTTCGGCGGCAATGTTCAGGGTGCCGTTCGGCTGGCGGATATTGATGGCGTTGGCAATCGCATTTGTCAGATTCGGTGTCGAACCGGTACCGACATTGGTGAAGTTGTTGTAGAACTGAATGTCGCTGTTTTTGGCATGCAACAGAGAACCGCCAGTGTAGCTCGTCCCATTGCCAATCAGAATAGCGCCCGCATACTGGGTGTTGGAATAGTTGCTATGGACTTTGATGCCATCGATGCCGTTAGTGACCATCACCAGGCCGGTCTGGGCGACAATCGCGCCAGCAGTATCCCTGACTCCCCGGTTGCCATAAATGTCAGCGTTACCATAGAACTGCACATTACCGTCGGAAAACAGTGCGCCGCCCGAGCTGATTGCGCTGTTGTTACCGATAATAATCATGGCATCAGTACCGCTAAAAATAATATCTCCCGTGTAATGTGTCCGGATGACACCACCGGCAATACCGTAGTTGATATTATTGGTCATCGTGGCGTTGCCTTCGACGATGACATCGCTATACATGGTGTCAATGGCAGGAGCATAGGTATACGCACTGTTGTTATCAAAAATGACGGTGCCATTCTCACCGCGAAACACGATATCCGAATTTGAGGTGATAAGGCCAGGATAGCCATTATTAGCATGGTTATTGACAAAGCTCAGTTGACTGCCATTTCCGAGCACAAACTCGATACCCGAAGTCGTCGTCGTACCGGAAACAATCCCTCCCACAGAATTGCTTACTGTCATATTGATGCCATCCTGCAACCGGATGACTGCCCGCTGGGTTCCATTCAGGGTAATACGGTTGACGGCGTAGCCGGTGGCATTGAACAGCCAGCTGTCGGAGCCCAGCGCGGTATTGCTATCGACGATGAGTGTCGCGGGTGTGGTGCTGGTGCCATTAAAAATGAGATCAGATAAGCGGGTTGTCTGAGTCGTGCCAGTACCATAGATTTGCGAAAGATAAACACTGTCGCCCGCCGCGATGGTCACTGTCGCGGCGAATGACGGCGCGGCTCCGGTCAGTGCTGATACTAAAAGAGCTACCGCCACCGATAAGCCAGTCAGTGCACGACGACGCGTGCGTTTCCCTCGGGCTTTCGCAAACTCGGGTACCGCGATCCACGCGCCAGTGGCTTCGCTCCGGATAACGTTGAATATTTTGTTCATCCTGCACGCTCGTAATCTGTTTACACTTCCCTGATATCCATGATTTTTATATTAAAAGGGCGGGTTGCGCTGTTTTTTTATTTCATGGTATGTGTGAAGTTCTTCGACATAATAAGAAATTTTAAACGGTTTGCTGGTCTATAATAAAAATAATACCAAATGGCTTCAGAGAATATATCTGAAAAGCCGGCCCGACGCTTCATGTGCCATTTTTAATGCACGGTTGGCGGAAGGGCGTTTGTGTAGTTATCTTTATATAAGCTATTACGTCCAGCTTTACATCAGGCAAGTTGTCTGTCAATGCTTGAAACTATCAATCAGTGAGCCGTTAACAGCGTATTTGAGTTGTTGAAATTATTAAACTCTTAATGTTGCTTATTTTACAGCTTTAATTATTTCTTATTTTATTTAAGCCATGCCGGACAGAAAATAAGACATTTATTCTGTTCGCCAGGATTTTATGCGAAAACTCTGTTTTAAAAATAGAGCTTCGCGCTTTTTGCAAAATGTCTTCAGTGCAATGACACATACTGCAGACATAAACCTGACGTATCAGAATGACGCGTTCATTCCAAATTTCGCTTTCAGTACCGTGTCTGCGCTACGCGTCACGTCATGACAGTTGCAGACAGCGCGCAAAACGTAAGAATGATTAATCCATCGCGCGAATCCGGTATGATGTTTCCTGTTGTTAACTCACCGGTAGCCTTTGTTTTTATATGGGAAAGTTACGCGATACCCTGGAACAGCGTCAGGTCTTTATCTATTTCACGGCGGTTGCCGTTGCGGTACTCGTCGCGCTCCTGGTGCCAGGAACGGAACGTCTCATGTGGCTGGTGAATCCGGCGCTGGCCTTCATGCTGTTTGTCACCTTTTTGCAGGTGCCGATCATCGAACTCGGCAAGGCTATAACGCAACTGCGTTTTCTGGCTGCCTTGCTGTTGACCAATTTTATCGCCATACCGTTGCTGGTGACGGCACTGCTTATACTGCTGCCGGATGAACCTTTTCTGCATCTCGGCGTGCTGCTGGTGTTGCTATGCCCGTGCATCGATTATGTTGTGACCTTTTCGCAACTCGGACGTGCGGACGCGCGCCTGTTGCTGGCGGCGACACCGGCATTGCTGATCGTGCAAATCCTCCTGTTACCGCTATACCTCAACGTTTTTCTCGGCGAGCGCGCGGCAGAGTATGCCCAGCCAGAGCCGTTTCTCCATGCATTTTTATGGCTGATTGCCGTTCCGCTTGCCGCCGCTGTACTGGTTCAGTGGTGGGCAAAGGGGAACGAGCATGGTTCACGCGTGAGCGACACATTCGGCCTGTTGCCTGTGCCAGCAACGGCGCTGGTACTGTTTGTCGTGGTCGTTTCGGTTGTGCCGCAGATGGGCAGTTCAGTAAATGCTGCGCTGCATGTTGTGCCGGTCTATCTCCTGTATGCCATCATCGCGCCGCTGCTCGGCTGGAGTATAACCCGCCTGTTCCGGCTGGAAACTGCCGCAGGGAGGGCGGTGGCATTCAGCGCCGGGACGCGAAATTCACTGGTGATCCTGCCGCTGGCGCTGGCGGTTCCCGGCGCGATACCAGTACTCCCGGCGGTGATTGTCACGCAAACCCTGGTGGAGCTGGTCACTGAGCTTATTTATATCCGCGTGATGCCGCGGTTGGGTCGGGAATAGTTACAACATACAATATGTGCTTCATCCATTGTATATTTTGAACGTGAAGTCCCTCACATAAGTGCTAAAAATTTCACGCACTTTTCGAGGGGATTAACAGTTGTTTTTTCATTGATGCACAAGTATTACCTGACAGAGTCGCGTTACGACGTTGTGCTGAAGGTGAAGCGCGCCTGTAGCGTACAGCATTAGCATTAAACAATGCTGGAGGTGTTTATGGCCTGGCGACCGTTTCTGTTTGTCATAATGACGTCTCACCCAAAGCTGAGTGCCCGCAGAGCAAAATTGCATCTGGTGCGGGGCTGAGCGTGACGTTTGTGCAGTTAATCGCTAAGGTTTTCTGTTTTTTTTCTAAAAACTATTTGGAATTAAACAGAAGTTTTAATTCCTTTATCAAATAGCCTTCCGCCGGAAATACTGCCTTTCATAACAATATGAGGGGCAGACACTATGGGATTCACATCGCGTTTTTCAATCATCACTACACTGGCATTACTGACGTTCCAGGCGCAAGCCGTTATGTCCCGCCATATCGGTTACAGAGAGGGGGAAAAAGTCCGGCTACATCAGCCTGTCAGCGGGCAGGAACAGCGTAAGCTGGGGAGTGGCTTATGATGGCTGAATCTATTGTATGTGCTCTGTTCTGGTATGGTCTCGTGGGGTGGTGTACCGCTGAACTGCACCGTCGTTCAGGGTTTTACTCACGTTATAGCGGTGCTTGGCACTGGATCAGTTGGGCCGTTATGTTCCTGTGCTGGCCTGTAGCGCTCCCTTTATATGTTGATTATATCGGTGGTGTAGGTAAAAGGAGTGGCGATGATGAATAAACAGCGTCTTATTCAACTCATTCATATTGCCCGCAGCGATCTCAAGATGGATGAGGATACCTACCGCCAGATGTTACAGGGGCTGACCGGCAAAGCCTCAACCAAAGGGATGGATATCCCACAGCTAAACCACGTGCTCGAATCCATGAAAAAGAAAGGCTTTCGCATTAAGCCTGCCGGGAAAGCCGGGTCCGGCTTACCGCTGGATAGCCATCCGCAGTCAAAAAAAATCCGTGCGCTATGGCTTGAAATGGCTGCGGCAGGCGTCGTCCGTGACAGTTCAGAGCAGGCGTTGTCTCTGTGGGTTAAACGGGAAACGGGCATCAGCGCGTTACGCTGGCTCAGCAATGAGCAGGCAAGTAGCGTTATTGAGAAACTGAAGAAGTGGCAGCGTAGAGCTGCGGGGGTGAAGCAATGAGCGACCTGAATCAGTTTCGTAGTAAAGGGCCGGAACTGTTGGTGGAACTTGCCCAGCATACTGCGACAACAGTGCGTGAAATCATCGAGATTGACATCGCAGTGGCTGAACAAATCGGCGAGGCAGTAGCCAACCGCATGATGCAGGTCTGGGGCGGGCAGAACGTGTATTTCCCGATGGGTATGGTCTGGAAGGTCAGCCAGCGCGACCGGGAAATCTTCCTGGAGTTCGACGGGCGCAACCATCACGAACTGGCCCGCAAGTTTGGCGTTTCACTACAGTGGATTTACAGCGTTGTGAAGCGGGTAAAGAGAGAAGAACTGGATCGGATGCAAGGCAAGCTGTTCGATGGCGAGTCAGATGCTGACACCAGTGTTTAATGGCGTTTAATAACCATTTTTTCTTTTCTGATAAATCATGTTACCTGTGCCAACTTTAAAGAGGATTACGCCCATGCAAAACAACAACTACAGTAGTATTGCATTAAAAGATTCAGATGCATCCAGGCTGGCGTTAGATATTATCAAGCAGCATCTGGGCGGGTTACCTGTTGGGCAAGCCCGCCTAATCCTGCGTAAGTGCGAGTTTATGATTGACGCGACAATGCTCGTTGATTGTGGATCTAGCGAGTTTCAGCGAGCTTGCGAAGGATTTCAGAACGCTGATTAGCCATCAGCCTGACAGCCTCACCAACACAAGTGTCTGTTGTTGATATACCCTTCGCCGCTTTGGCTTGTTTGATTTGATGGGCCAAAGTGGCGACCTGGGCAACTAAAAGAGTTTCTAACGTGTTATTGTCCAT